GCTGAAGTTTTTCCCAAGTTTTATCAAGAAGGACACCAGGCTGATCAGTATCATATTCAAAAGTTCCGAATAAATGTTTTAGATTTCCGTTTTTATCCCTATGCCCCCATCTTTGCAGGGCTTCAGGATCACCAACCCAATCTTGACCAACTGGCTTGTCAAAAGGATCACCTGAAGCTTTGGATCTAACTTCATTTGCAACATTTAATGTTACCCCGGCTTCATTCCCTTTTCCAACACCGATCAGTGCCGTAAATACAGTCGACCTATCAGCAATTCTTCTAACACCAACAAGATCTTTTTCATAGGTGAAAGTTTTCCCGGCACCTTCACCCCGTTTTATAAGAAGATCTACAAATCTTCCTGAAACTTTCCCATTATGCATCTCTACCCTAAAACGAAGTTCACCGCCAAAGGCATCTTTTATTTCATGAAGGAAACCGAGAGAAGTGATATGATTATCAAAAGAAAAATCTTTTGTGCCAAACCATTCCACAATTCCTACATCCCAACGTGTATCAAGTAAGGCATCATTCATAGCCCCTTCAGCTGTTCTTCCAAGGAATGAAGAAGGCCTAATAATCGTTTTATTCAGTTCTTCCCAACCATATTCAGCATAAATATATTTCTTCAGTCCTTGATCATCACGGTATTCATCCACCCTAGAAATTTGAAATAAAAGAAGATGATCATCCAATCCCTTTCGGATCAGATAACCATCTTCCAAAAGATATGCAGCATCATTGTGTTCAGCAGGCACTTCAAATTCATAAGCAAGGTATCCATCATTCAAGCGTTCAGTCATATTATCATTAAAATATGGACAGGCATCAGGAACCTCATTGTTTAAATTTGCTACCACATTTTCTGCATTGTCTAAAACAAAGATCATGGTTTAAATCCACCTTTCCATAAATTCCGCTTGAATCGTTGTATTGGCTTCATCTGTTGTCCTGCTTGTTACCTGGGTAGTTCCAGGAATAAGCTTGAAAAACTTGCTTGCCGGATCAAGGTGCTGATTAAAAAAACGACCATTCAGAAAACAAGCTCCTTTTTCATGATCAATAATTAATTGATCACCCGCTTCAAATAAAGTAGGCACCTCTTCAGTTAGAACTTGATTAATTCTTTGAATGCGAATATCACGAACAGACATATCAGCAGCAGGTGTAGAACCGTATTTTGATATGTGTACTTGAATTGAAGCAATAGGATCATTAAAAAGATTTAAAAAGCCTCGCTTGTAAAGGTGTGTCCCATAGTTGTACCGCCCCGAATAATCAGTTTGTACAATTGAAGCTTCCCATTGATTTCCTTCCCTTCTTATGTTCAATTTGCCAAAGAATTTGTTCCAATCATATTTTTTTGGCCCCATTGAAGCGATTAAGGTGTGTTGGTCCTGAATGTTTCCTGCATATATATGCCCTGTGTTTAGTTCGCTTTTTGGGTAACGATCCCAAAGAACCATTTTGCCAAGGGCAACGTTAGAAGCATTAAAGAATACAAATTCAATCCGGCCTGTTTCTAAATCACTTGATCTTAATTCAATGGAAAGTTCAATCCTGAAATCTTGAATTTGTGAAGGTAAGGATCTTCTTATTGCTGGACCATGCCATTTACCTGCGTTTGCAGCATCATCACCATAATCCGAAGGCTTAAACTTAAACCCACCGCCCAAAGTATCTGATACAACAGCCATTGTTCCTGAATTTACGGCATATTCATAATCTAATTGCGCCCCTGCCGAACTCCATGGTGTTAGATCTTCAGCTTTATCATTTAGAACCATTTCCAAAGGCTTTTTAGTAATTTCAGTAACCCCAGCAGGATTACCAATAAGCACAAAACCATCTGGACTGATCATTGAAAAAAATTGCGCGTCAGCATTGAAATCAACTTTGAAGATAGGAAAGGCTGGGCTATTTGCGTTATTCACAATAGAATGAACCTGCCCCGCTGCTCCAAGGTTGCTACTAACCGTTGCCCCTTTTCCAACAGAATCAGGAATTAAAAAGGTAATAGATCCTTTTGCAAGAACTTCTTTTTCATCAAGTTCAGTATTTTCAACTGCAATTGCCATATAGGTTTTGTAGGATTCATCAGCAAAGACTAATGAAGCAAGGCCATCAGTATTCAAGATTTCTGCAAGATCCCTGACCTTGAAACGTATATCTTCAAGGCTTATGCCTGTAATGGAAATAGTTGCAGTATAAGTTCTTACCCCATTCTTCACGTTCAAAAAATAAGCCCCCATACGTACAGGAACATCAATCATGTTCACTACTCTTGGGGGGAGAATATCGCGCTTAATATTGACTATCCGCAAGCCAGGAACAGCATTTGTTAAATTAACTCCATTGAATGTAATCAAGTTAAAATCACTCCTTTTGCCCTGGCGTTAATCCTCTTTCTTCGCTCTAACTCTTTGTCGATCATATCAACCATTTCAAGCAGTTCTTGCCTTGTTCTTCCTGTACCACCCTTATATTCAAGGACTACATTGTAAGTGCTGTTATCCGTATAATTGGGACGACCTGAACCTGAAGAAAATCTTCCGGAAAGCGTTGGCCCTTTTACTCCTTCAATTGCAACGTTTCCGATCTTTTCGGCAGCTTTTTCAAGATTTCTTGCCCTTGCAAGCATACCTTCTTCAAGGCCTTCTGTTGTATAGCTACCAAGTTCCATCATCACCCTTGAAGGGGAATGAATATCTAAAGCACCTTTTATCTTTTTGGTAATGCTGTTGGCAATTTCACTTGCTGTACTCATTAAGCTGCTGAATTTTCCCCAAAGCCCATCAATAAGGCCTTGAATTATGTTTGATCCAATGCTGTATAAGTCGATTCCTTCAAAGAAACTTTGCACCTCTCTCCAAATTTCAACCAATTTTTCTTTTGCAGATTGTAGTTTTTCCCTTACTGCATCCCGCAAAGCTTGGAATTTGCTTGAAACAGTTGAACGCATTCTTTCAGTTGTATCAGAAATCTTGGTTTTTATACTCTCAAAGGTATTTGATATAAATGTTTTTACAGAAGTAAAAATTTCTACTGATTTCACTTTCACGTATTGGATACCACTGGTGTAGGTAGTTTTTATAAACTCAACAGCAATCTTAAAAAGCCTTTCTGTTAAATCAAAGAAATTCGAAAGGAAATTCTTTACTTCAGTAAACTTTTCAATTGTCCATACCCTTATTTGATCCCAATTTTGATAGATTACAATAGCCAAAGTTGTTACAACAGCAATAATAATCCCAACCGGGCCGGTAAGGGCAAGGATGGCTGTTCTGATCACGTTGAACATTGGCCTTAATTTCATAAAGACATTGATCACATTGGTAATAGGGCCAATCATCATGCCCAAAATCGTCAAGAAAGGGCCGATTGCAGCAACAATAAGACCTATACCCACTGTAACGGCCTGCATGAATGGTGACATGTTCCCAAAGGCTTCAGCAACAGTTGCAATTGCTGCCGATACATAAGGCATTACGACCATAGCAAAATCCAACAGTACCTTGCCTAATGGTTCCAGGGCAAGTAAGGCTTCCCTTGTGAACTGTTTCCATTTGGTTCCAAAGGATTCTTCTGTAACCCGGTTCATTTCATCCATAGAACCTTTAACACCTTTAACCCCACCATCAATATTGCCAAGGGCATACATAGCATCAGCTTCAAGGTCTTCCCATTTCGTGCCGTATAGACCAACCCCTATTTCGTTTGCCTTTACCTGGTCATCCATCCCCTTCAATTCAGCAATGACTGCGTTATGAACATCTTTTACTGTTCCCTTCCCAGCCAAAAAGTCTTTCCATACCTTTTGAGTGCTTTCGGACATTTGCCCCATTGCATCACTTGTGGATTTCGAACCATCTTTGACCCTAATCTGAAATTCCTTCATTGCATCATTGATGTAATCAAGGTTATAAACTCCGGCTTTGCTACCTTGTTCTAAGAGTTGGAAGTATTCAGAAGCCGAAAAGCCCATTTCCCCAAAGAGTGGTGCATATTCGCTTAGATTATCAAACATTTCATTAGAGAAGTTCAGGCCATTCTGTGCGCCATGTGCCATGAGATCGAACGCTTCTTCTGAATCAATCCCAAAACCTTTCATCAAGTTGGAACCGGCCCTTGTAACCTCATTTATATCAGCATCAAAAGTTTGGGCTAGGTTCATTGCTGATTTCGTAACATTAGCAAGTTGTTCTTCATCTAACCCCTTAATATTTTGCTTGGTCTGAATTAATGCATTTGAAACATCATCCAGACTTTCACCAAATCCATCTGAATAGATCCCTTTGGCTGTTTGGGTTAGTGCTTCAGCTTCATCTTTAGTTAGACCTAAACTGTTCCTAATCTTTGTTTGGACATCACTGACAGAAGATGCAGCAGCAATCCCTGCTGCACCCATTGCAGTAAGGGGAACTGTTATCGCTTTTGTCATAGAATCCCCGGCAGATTGCATTGATTCACCAAGCTTTTGGACCCTGTTTTCTATCTGTCGTAACCCTGAATCAACATTACTGCTATCTAAAGTTGTTTCTATAACTATGCGCCCATCTGCAGCCATTTACCTTCACCTACCCTTTTTGTAAGACTTCTTTAAAGCCTTAGAAATGGACATTAAAGCTGCATCAGCTTCTTCAAGTGAGGGTTTTTCATTTTTAAGCCTATAAATCCGCTTTAGTTCAATTAGCCGCTTTCGTTCTTCTTGGTTGTATTTAGTTGGTGCTGGGATCTTTTGTGCCCTGATTGATAAAACCTCTTTAAACTTGGTATCATCAGACAAGCCTTCTAATAAGGCTAAAAACTTTTCCCAATGAAGTTTGCCTTGCATTTCAAAGAGATCCATCTTGTAATCTTGCAGGAATGAAGCATAAATAAAGGCAGCGTCTTGATCAAAGTCAAAGTGACTTTTCCCATCGCTACCCTTTTTAGGGAACAAGATTTCATCAAAAATATAGCCAATGAATTGATTAATCTCATTGAATGAGAAGTTCAACCCATTGGCATTTTTAACAAGCATTTCAAACAATATCAGCAGTTTTTCAGCACCTGAAAAAACATCATCTTGGAGTAATTCCCTTACTCTTAGGACATTATCAAATGCTAAATTCAGCTTTATTGTTTGGCCCTTGTATTCTATTTCATCAGTAAACCATTCAGTAAGCTTCATAGGCTTTTATTTTCCTGTGTAATAGGCTTTTTCTCTTTTCTTGAAGGTTTCTAGTCTACCGTTCACAACATCCATCAGTTGAAGCAAAATATCAGCCATAATCATCAATGATTTCCCGGTATCTCTATAAACCTTTTGAAAAGCACCTTTACCAAGAAGAAGATCTGCAAGCTTTTCCATCAGTTCAGCATTTTTCTTTTCTGCTGCTTCTTGTTCCTTTTCTGTCATTGCTTCATAATCTTTTTCCGAAAGATTAAGTGATTCTTTCCTGAACTCTTTGAAAGCATTGCTGTATTCTTTTAGTTTGTCATCATTCAGATCCATCATATAAACCTTTCCTGCAATGTCCACTTCTTCATAAGCCTTTTGAACATCTATTTTGATTGCCATTTACATTCCCCTTTGTCAGTTATTATCAAGCACCGGCAGGCGCAGGTGTAAAGGCTGGTTTTCCATTGAAATGAATCTCAAAACTGAATGTGCTTTTCTCATTGGCAGCACCTGAAGCACCAACGATATTTGCAACTGTGCAAGGCCCTTCAAAGATTGCTCCATCTGGATCAGTCCAACGGAACCTTGTTTTTCGACCTTCTCCCAGTTCTCCTTGAAGTCCTGAAATGAAATCCTGGGCTGCATCACCATATTTTCTGTGGCCTTCAAAAGCAATAACCAATTGTGCTGCTGTAACATCAGAAGAACCGAACCCATCACCATCTAAATAAGGTGTTTGGTCAATTTCTTCATTCCATTGTGGATCAAATGTGTTGATCCCTGCTGCAACACGCGCCCAAACTTGGGTTAATTCATCCGCTGTTTGAGAAGTTTCAATTTCAAACATGTGAGCAGATTGCAAAGTAAAGCCTTGTGCCATTAAAAAAGCCTCCTTTTAATTCCTGGAAATCGTTGCATTGAATAACGCTGAATAGATATAACTGCCCCTGCTGTCCTTCTCAACTAATAAAGGCATAGTATAGATTTCTGTTTTAATAAACTGATAGGAACCATCAGCCGGGATAACCGCATGCGGGCCTAATTGATCCAAGTGAATGGTTATGTCATTCATGGTTTGAATGGCCTGCCATTGTTCCTGATGTTTCACCAAGACCTGAAAGGCAATAATCCAATCCTTTGTTGAATCCATATACCAATCTAATGCTGAAGAGGGTGTTCTTCTGATAGTGATTGCACTTGAATTTTCAGGAAGAACATCAACTGAAAGGGTTGTAAATAAAGTTAAATTTGATTCAAGATGATTTGCCATATCATCAATAAAATCTGAAGCCATGGGGGAAATTCACCCCTTTCTTATAAGTGACGATCAATGGCCTGCTGTGTCATTCGGATCCAATCACTTATGAACCAGGCTTTTGCAGCTTCAAACCAAAGTCCTTGTGCATTTGGGTTTGTATCTTTGGAAAAGTTGTATTGTGGGTTATGGTACAGTTTTCTTGCATACGGTGTATCCCAAACCAACTTACCTTTTCCGATTTGTGAAGCCCTTAATGAAGATCTTTCAAGTTCCCCTGTATCTTTAGGAATGAAATAGTTTGAATCCTTTAGAACTTCCTGATCAAGTTGCATTTGGGCTGCATCAACCGCTTCTTCTATCTGGCTTTGAATATGGCCCAACTCCAATTGAACATTGAAACGGATCATATTAATTCCACCTCATAATGATGAAGCGTATCCGCATAAACCGGGTTGATCTTTTGAATCTGCATCACCAATCCTTCAAATGTAAGCTTTGATTTTTCTTTAAATTCAAAGTCACCTGTTGCACTTGAATTTCTAAGATCAAAGAACATTGTGGCCTTGATGTTTTTTTTCGGTATCGCTTGAACGGTTTAAACTTCTTTCAAAGTTGATTCTGACGTTTTTCAGGGTAACGGCAGGCAAATAAGTTTCACCATATCTGCTATTCGTATCGAATTCTTCATAAGTTGCTTCATGGATTAAAAGCCTCCTGGGAATCGGCCTGATATTTAACATCTAACCCGAACCCCCATGTATAACAGCCCTGTTGGCAACAAGTAGCCATAAGCCATATTGGAAATCGTTCTTACTTCTGTTTGACCTGAACCCACGGTTCCTTCTGTATAACTGAAGTTACCTAAATTAACAGAAGAAGGAGAACCGCCATGAACTGACAATTCCCCACCTTCCGAATACATATATTCAATTTGGGCTGCAACAGCTTTTTTTACGTTTGTTTGAATAAATGAAGGTTGCTGTGAAAGATCAACCCCCATTAATTGATAATTCGTCACCCTATCAATCAGATCCGATGCCCTTGCTTCCAATTTGGAGAAAGTTTCAGCATCCATTGGAGTGCCTCTGTATTCATCATCATAAAAAGCTTGATTAATGTAAGGCACCATTACTCATCCTTTTTATCTTCAGATTCTTTAGCTTTTATTTTACCTGAATTTTTCTTCGTTTCAGGGCCCTTTTCCTCCGACTGCTCTTTCTCGTTTTCCTTCTCGGCAGTTTCCTCTACCATGTAACCTTTATTCTTAAACCATTCAATCAACCATTTATCATCGGTATCAGCTTCTCCATTCACAAAGCGAAGGGAAGCACTAACCCCGTTGTAATTTGGGTTAGGGCTTTTAATTTTAACCATGTATGAAAACCCCCTTCTTTATTGAACTTTAATGTTGCGAAGAACACCGGCTTTCCTAGTGGCCTTAAGAGCAACAGCAGCCACCATTTCTACCTCACCTGTTTTTACCGCTCCAGGAGAATTGAAATCTGGCAAGAAAGTACGAATTACTTTATTTCCAGTAGGAGAAACACCATGGAAACCATCCATTCCAAGAGAGACAGCATAGAGATCTGTTAATCCTGTTTGCTCAGTTACTACAGTACGGTTGACGATTGGAACAACTGGAACTGTTGAGATGCCGTTATAGAAGTATTCAAGATCAATAAGAGGGATTCCATCATATCCGGTTACTGTGCGTCCAAAACCATCCTCAGACTTAGTAGCATAACCAGCACGTCGAGCGATGGATTTGATTTTTGTGATTAGTTTGCTGTTACCCATCAGCATTGTTGGTCGCCCATCCAATTCTGCTAAGAAATTATCAAGCTCATCTAGAAACGCAAATTTGTTGCTTTCTAAGCTTGCTTCATCGGAAAGATTAATAATAGAATCAGTGTTTAATTCTGTATTAGAACCAGTAAGTGCCTTATCTAGCCCATCAAATGCTTTAGAATCGACAGCTGAATCACCATTAATAACTGTGTAATGAAACAGGTTTGCAGCTCCTTTAATTTTTTGCTGCATTTGAAAATTCATTTCATTGATTTGACCGCTAGTATCCTGAATTACACGGTCAATCTTAAATGCTCCACCAAAGATTTTTAAGTTAACATATTGGTTCTCACGGTCTGCTTCATTTGCTGTGTATTCGTTGTTAATTTCACGGAATCCAGCAGTAGAAGGAGTTTTTAAACGAGTGTATCCATAGGTTAATGTTGAACCACCTGTACCTGGTGAAACAGCATTATCAAATGTTAGCTGATCTAAAAGGAAGGAAGCCCGACGAAATTCATCAATAACCTGCTGGTCAATATGGTCTGCCATTCCAACCTTTGCTTGTGCT